TGAAGTCGGAGAATGCCAGGACGTAGGTGTGGTCCCGGTCGAGCCCCGTCAGCGTGCGCTGCGTGATCCCGGTCGGAGCCGAGTCCTGGTAGGCGGCGATGTTGATCGTACTCTTCGCCCCGATGCCATAGGATCCGAACTTCGCGTAGGCGGTGTAGAACGCCATGTCCTTCTTGATGTCCCAGTGATCGACGCCATCGTAGGATCCATAGCTGGCCTCCCACTGGTAGATGTACTCCGAGTCGATCGGCACGCCGAGGTCCAGTCCGAGCACCTCGGAGATCGCCCCGGTGCGGATCAGACCGCGGGCCTGGAACCAGGGGAAGAACCCTCCGGCCTCGTCGCCGCCCGCCTTGATGATCGTCTCCCAGGCGGTGCCGTTGTAGTACTCGATGATCAACTCGTTGCGGTCCAGGCGGCAGCGCGTCGTACCCTCCGTCGGTGGATCCTGCCCGGAAGTACTCCCGAGGAACCCCTCGTCCCCGATCTGCAGGCTCTCGTTGATGTTTGCGATCAGCGCGTTCAGGACCCCCGCCACCAGGTTGTTCGCGAACACGGAGTTCGACGCCAGGTCCCCGCCCTCCACCAGCTTGGTCGTGGCACTGGCGGTGTCGCTCCAGGCACTGAACTCGGAGGCTTTCGTGACCGTGCGGACCCGGTAGTACAGCGTCCGGCCCTCCGTCTCCTCCGCGGAGATCTCCACCGGCGGGATGCTGCTGTGGACGAACATCGTGGTCTCGTTGTCCAGCGGGACGTTGATCGCGCCCTTCCAGTCCACCCCGTCCTGGCGCGGCTGGTACCAGGTGACCTCATCCTCGGAGACCTCGATCTGATATTTCAGAAAATTGGTCAGCAGCGTGTCCCGCGTCCAGATCAGCATGATCGAGTTCTTGCTGACCGCCTCGCAATAGGAGATCGTCGGCGGACTCGGGGTGGTCGTGCCTCCGGTGCCCGGATCATCGAAGCCCTCCAGATAGTCCTCGAACGTCATGGCCTCCTCGATGTCCTGGAGGCTCTCCGTGGACGCCTCGCCGAAGTCCTCTCGGATCGAGTTCGGCACGCCGGTCGGCACGTAGCTCGCGTACTCCTTCAGCCTCACCGTGGTCCGCCACTGGGTGTACTTGCCCTTCATGTCGTGGCTGTAGCCCTCGACCACGGCGCTCATGTTGATGTTCTCGTCCGGATGGAAGCTGATGATCGCTCCCTCCTGGATCTGCGGGAGCCAGTCGGTCTTGACCGCGAAGTAGTCCCGCTTGATCTTGCCCCACTCGACCCACTTCTGCGTGGTCTCGTGCGCCTGGCTGGCACTGACCATGTATTTGCCGGGGATGTCCTTGTCCACGTAGTCCCAGTCGTTCACGACCGTGGCGTCGATGTCCTCGACCTTCGAGATCGCCTGCTTCCGGACCGGAGTCCCCCGGATCTCGAAGTTCGTGATCGTGATCGAGCCGCCGGTGTTGTTGTACAGGATGAGTTCTGAGTAGTCCGGCCCCTGACGCGTGCGGCTGTCCGAGCCGTTGAAACTCGACAGGGTGATCAGATCCCCGTCGCACTCGATGTCCGACCCGCTGCCCGTCACGCCGATGGTCGGCGTCTGGATGTTGAAGCCCAGCACGAACGTCTCGCCGGATCGCGGATCCTTGTACTTGACCTGCGCCTTGTCGTACTGATTCGTGCCCCCGGGCCAGTAGGCCCCCGCCGGGATGACCAGCTCGTTCTTGCCGGTCTCGGTGTTGAAGTCCGACATGTTCTTGTGGACGACCTGCTGCGGCAGGGAGACGTAGTCCTCCACCTCCGTGCGGGCCCGGTTACACTCGACGCCCTTCGCCTCGCCGATCCAGTTGTGGACGTTCACGTAGTTGAAGTCGTCCAGGGTCCACTCGATTGACGGATCCACGTACCCGATCTGATGCTGGCTGATGAACCGCAGCTTCCCGTCGTAGCGGAACGTCATGTGCCCGGCGTACGCCTGGTTGAGCAGCTGCAGCTCCTTCCAGGCGTTGGCCCTGCCGTCCAGGGGGAGGAAGTCCTTCACATAGTCGATCTTGAAAGTCTCAAAGTTCGGCCCGGTCAGGCCCATGATCGCCGCGACCGAGTGGAACAGACTCTGGCTCACCGCGGAGGGATCGCAGACGGTGAACCCAGCGTAGATCGTCTGCACCGGCAGGGTGCGGTTCCCGAGGAGCCGCGAGGCGTCCTGGAACACCAGAGAGACCGTGTCCTGGCTGACGCCGTCCTTCTTCCGCTTCGCCCCGGCGTCCGAGACGTATCCGGCGAAGAACCGGATGTACTCACTGTTTTCTCCGATCTTCGCGTCCAGGGCGCACTTCGCGTTCGCGAAGTCCCCCTCGCTGAACCACTGCTTGTCGTTGCGGAGGTTGACGTTGTACTGCTTGGTCGACACGCCGATCCGGCCCTGACTCTTGCCGCCTCCGGCCACCCCGGCGGCGAAGTTCACGTACGAGGTCACGTCCTCCAGTACGTCATCGTCGTCGGTGTCGATCAGGACCCGGAGCCAGCGGACGGAGGTCCGGTCCAGGGTCGCGTTGTCAAACGTCGCGCTGGTCGGCACGAAATAGGATATCGACATGGCTCTACTCCGTCTGAGGCGCGATCGCCTCTTCGATGTGGATCAGTCCGCCGATTCCGGCGTAGCGCTCCAGGGCATCTGCGGTCAGGCGGCCGAACTCCTCCGTCCCACCTTCTCCCACTATTGGCCCCTGGAACGTCTGATAGATGTAGATGTCCGGGGCGCGCTGCACCGTGGTCTCGCCCCCGTAGATCACCGTCTGTGCCTCCTCCGGCAGCGGCGCGCCCTCCTCGGCCAGGAAGTCCGTGCCGATCTCGGTCAGCATGTCGCCGAAGTCCAGCAGCGGCCGCCGCAGCGGTTCGAACACGTCCCGCAGGCTCGGGTAGCTCCAGATGTCCCGCTTCCTCTTTCTGAACGGGTGCTTGATGAACTCCACCAGGTTGTGGATCGCCACGCGGATCGTGCGGCCAACCCACTGGAGAAGGTTCGCCAGGACCTCGATCGGGCGGCTCACGATGTCGAACGCCTTGGCCACGATCTCGATGACCGGGGTCAGGGCTTCCAGCACTGTGGCCAGGATCTCGAACAGCGGCGCGACGAGCATCAGCGCCGGGCGCAGGGAGATGTAGAAGATCTGCGCCACGATCTCCAGGATCGGAGCCAGTGCCTGGAGGATCGGCGTGATCGCCTGGGCCAGCGTTTGCCCGATGATCACCAGCACGCCGATGATCGGCGCGAGGATCTGGTTGATCAGAGGCTCCAGGATCGAGAACATGACCTGGAGGATCGTCTTGAACGGATCCAGGACCATCGCCACGGAGTCGATCGCCATCAGCATCTCCATTAGGCTGCCGATGATTCCCATCCCGACGCCTGCCACTTCCATGCCGATCGACTCGCCGATGCCCATCAACGCACCGACCTCCGTGGGCGCTACCGCCTCCGCTGCAGGAAGCAGCGCTCCCATGCCCTCGCGCGTGGCCTCGATGTCGGCCATCCGCTGGGCCTCCGCCGCCTGGGCCTGAAACTTCGCCAGCACTTCGTCCTGGGCGGCCGCGTACATCTCGGTCAGCTTCAGCCGCTCGGCCTCGGTCTCGACGACCTCGAACAGCGCCTCGTACTGCATGTCGATGGACTGCAGCTCCTGATCCATGTCGGACAGGAGCGCATCATGGAGCTGCGACCGTCGACGCTCGTACTCCTCAGCCGTCATGCCCAGGGTGGCCATCTCGTTGGCCCACTGCTCAGTGGCCGCGATCTGCTCCAGGGTCATCTGGCGGACCACCTGCATCTTGTTCAGCACGTCGTCCGGGATCCCTTCGATCTTGAACGCCTCGTTCAGTTGCTCCAGTCGCGCGTACAGCTCCCCGAGCTTGGCCTCATCGGTCTGCGCGTACAGTTTGTCAAGCTGTTCCAGCTGCGCGCTGTAGTCGATCGGTACCGGGCCCGCAGCCGCGGCGGGCGGAGCAGCGGCGGCCGCTTCCGCGGCGGCCTGCGCTTCAAGCGCCTTCTGCTTGATCTCCTCAAACGCGCGCAGCGCCTCCTGGACCGCTGGGTTGTCGGCAAAGTTCTCCGCCAGGCCCGCCAGCATTCCGCCGTAGGCGTCGATCTGCTCCTTGATCCCGCCGACCAGGTCCGTGACGAACTTCTCGCCGTGTCCGGCGGCCTCCTGCATCGTCTCGTCCCAGGCTTCTCCGAAGCTCATAATCTTCGGGACGGCCACCGTCTCGATCGTGCCGAAGATCTTGGCCAGCACGCCCTCGTTGAACCTCTCGGCCGCGGAGTTCCGTACCCGGGCCCAGGCGTTGTCGAGCACGCTGACCAGGACCTCTCCGAAGTTGATCACCGCGTCCTTCAGGATGTTAAACAGCATGAACCACAACCGCGGCAGCATCATGATGCTCTGCTTCCAGACCGCGAAGAATCCCACGGCCATCTCGGCGACGTTCTGCTTGATCATGTCCCAGCTGACCGCCTCCTGAAGGATCACCTGGATGAGGTCGCCGACCGCCCGGAAAGTGTCCGGGAGGTTCTCCAGGTAGGGGATCATGTCCCGGACCATGTTGGCCGCCATCAGCGCGCCCTTGTTAAACAGCGGGAACAGCCCCTCACCCAGGGCGATCTTCGCGTCGTCGATCGCGGCCTTGAAGATCTGCATCGGCTCGGTGGCGGTCATCTGAGACCCGGCCTCGCCGACCATCTTCATGATCCGCTCGCCGTCCTGCAAAACTGCGTTCAGGAATCCCTGGCGCTTCTCGTTGTCCGTCAGCTGGGCGGCGGTCTTGCCGAGCGTCTGAGCATACGCGTCGTACGCCTCTTTCGCTGAGATATTGATGCCCAGATTGTCGAGGATCATCTTGCTCTGACGACCGATTCCAGTTGCCAGATCGTCAAACATTTGGCCGACGTCGGTCCCGAGGGCTGTGGCCGAGGCTCGGGCTACCTGCATCAGGTCGCCGAGCTGCTCCAGGGGGATCCCGAGCAGGGCGGCCTTTGAGGCGCTCTCCATGATGTCCAGTTGGTTGATCGTCCCGCCGGACATGGCCTGCATCTGGCTGACCACTGCATCGGCCGTGGTCCCGGCCGCCACGGCCATGGACTGCAGGGACGCCTTGATCTGGTCCGCCTGGGCGGCCATCATGGCCGTGTCCTTTGCGAAGTCAAACGCCTTTTTCGCCGCGATGATCGCCGCGGTGAACTTGGCAAAGTTGACCACGCCCTTCAGGGCGCTGCCCTGCATCTTGTTCAGGCTGCGATCGATGCCCTTGATGTCGTCCGTTGCGCGGTCGCGCCCTTCAAAGGTAATTTTGACTTTTGCGTCGGCCATGAGCCTACCTCCGGCGAGTGGTTCGTCTTGCTGGTCTCGGTGCCTTTCGCGATCGGGCGTGGGATGATCGCGTCCTCGTCGATGAAGAGGCTTTCTTCATCTTTTCGTTCTGGATCTCTACGTATTTACCGCGCACGATCCAGTATATTTGAATGTCGAGCCAGGGCTGCTCGCTGTAGCTCCCCGGGTATTTCCAGTTCCGGTAGGTACCGTCCCCGTCGAGTAGCGTCACGCACTCGGCGATGAACGGTACCCACTGCTTCACCTCTCGATAGGGCTCTCGTCCGTCGGGGAGGATGGCTCCGGGTTGGAATCCGTCGCTCTGTCCTTTGATGAACCATTCTGTGCAGTCTCGGATTTCGAGCTGCTCTCTGGTGCTAAAGGGCGGTTGAACTCCGTGATCGCCGAGAAGATCTCCATCTCCAGGTCCGGATACTCGAACAGCTTCTCGATGAAGTCCTCGTCGACGACGATGTCCTCCCCGTTTTCGTTTGTGAAGTTCGTGTCCAGCAGTCCTGCTCTGAGAATCGCCGTGTGGAACTTCTTGATGTCGCCGGATTTGATGTTGATGGGCGTCCCGTCCTCACCGAACTCCAGCGACCCGCGCAGAGCCGCGATCTGTTCTTGAGCCTCGACGGTGAACTTCTTCCGCACGATCACACCGCCTTCCAAGTTCTTCAGCTCATAGTGATCTGAGCGCTGGATCTCTCGCGCCTTCTCTTCCCATTTCAGTTTCGCCACGATTTACCTCCGTGGATTTTTAGTACGCTGATGGGTCCTGATTGATCAGCGTGATTTTTACCGGATCGTTGTAGATCGTCCCCTTCGGACTCAAGGCGTTGAAGCCTATCGTCGCATCGATGATCCCCGTGTTCTCGACGAACTCGTAGCTCGTCAGGGCGCAGTAGGGCATCTCGATCAGCATGAACTCGGGCACCTGGGTGGTGGCGGTGTTGATGATGTACTTGGAGCTGAACTCCAGGGTCAGCGCGGCCTGGTCGGTGTTCGAGAAGATCTTGTTCCTCTCCCCGAAGCTCGACTGGTCCAGCCTCACCTGGATCGTACCGTTCGCCCCGAACATCCCCTTCTGATGGTACTGACGGTCGAGGCTTCCGCCCCCGTAGCCGTCGGTGTTATGGTTATTCACGAAGGTGACGTCGAAGTTGCGGGTGAAGTTGTAGTTGTTACCGCCGAGGGCGAAGTCGCCCCGGTAGTAGATGACCGGCTCCAGATCCTCCAGGGTCAGCGCTGTCTCATACGCCTGTCCCGTCGCCTCGGTGAAGCCGTAGATGGTCGTGGATCCCTCCACGATCGCCTTCAGCGCTCCGCTGAGGTTGATGCTGTCTACGACGCAGCCCGCGTACACGAACCCGTCGTTCGCGTCGATCCCGTACCCGTCTTTCTGCAGGGTCAGGGTCGGCCGCTCTCCGGTCCCCAGGTCTACGATGAACTCGTGACGGTAGCAGCCGCTGTCCGGCGAGTCGAAGAACAAATAGGTCCAGTTGTCCTTCCCCTGCGCCTGGGCCACTGAGATGATCGAGTTCGTCCCACCGCTGATGTCGTACCCGTCGACTCCGAAGATCTTCTCCGCCTGGTAGTCACTGTAGCCGTCGATGACGGTCACCAGCTCGCCCAGGGTATCCTGAGCGGCTGCGGTCAGGCTGAGCACTCCGTTCGAGCCGAAGTTCGTGTCTCCCGTCTCCGACCCTTTCGCCCCCACGTAGGAGGTGATCGAGTTCCCCCCGCCGCTGGCGGAGAGTTTACAGCTCAGCTCGCTGCCGTTGTACTTCAGGCGCATGCACCCCCCGATCTGGTCGGGAGTTGTCTCGGATCCCAGGAGGGACTTGATGAGCATGCCCATGCCCCCGCTCGGCCTCACGGCCAGGGGGATGTCGCCCGCTACGTCTGCGAACAGGATGTAGTCGCCCGTCGACATGTTGTTGCCGACGATGGCCGGATCCGGCCCGGTATTTGCCATCCGGTCCAGGTCCACGATGCCGCTGATAGGAACGACCTTCGTGCGGGATACAGGCGTTCCGGCAGTCGCCTCCAGTCCCGCGGTTAGCTTGATTAGGTTTACACTTGGCATTTAATACCTCCAGCGTGTTTTATGGTTTCCGTCTCTGGAGGTGTTCTGAGTAGGTCTCTCCCCTACAGCGTCCTGCACGTCAGCGGAATCAGCAGCATCTGCATCATCTGCCGTTCTTCCTGGCTCGTCAGCATCTCGGAGTAGTCTTCCTCTCCAAGCTGTACCCAGTTGAACTCGCCTCCGAAGGTGTCGTCCGCCTCCTGGAGTCGGTTCACTGTTTCACTATATCGTAAAAGCGTGTCCTCTACAAGCTCCGTTTTTGCCGCCATGTGCGTGATCCTCAGCACCACCCCGTGGACCAGCCACGGCTCCAGCAACGGCTGCGTCTCGAAGGCGTAGTCGTGCTCCGTCCCGGAGGGTAGCACCTCGATCTTCGGGAACTTGTTCTTGCGGCTCACCCCGCGCTTGATGTCTTTCGGCTCCTCGGTCTCTGTGTCGCTGCGTTCGGTTTTGATCGTGGTCAGCAGGGGCCCGAAGTTGTTGGTCAGGTAGTCCACGATCGTGTCGAGCGTGTCCTCCATGTACTTCCGCGTGATTGGCATCTATCAGTACCTCCCGAGCGCCCGGTTTATGAACCGGGTGATGAACTGCTCCATCTCGTCGATGTCCTTCCGGGTCACGAACAAGAACTCCCGCTTCGGCAGCCGTCCGGGAACGCCTTCCTGGTGGTAGTGCGCGTAGGGGATCTCGGTGCCCCAGTCCAGGAAATCCTTCCCGGAGGCCAGGACCTGGACGCTGCCCATCAGGTGCCCGTAGAACAACAGGACCCGGCTGTGCCCTTTCGCTTTGGCCTTCCAGCGGGCGTATGCCGGACTGAGCGGCTGCCACTTCCGGTGGCCGCGCCGGGCCCCCTGGACCATGAACGTCTGCCCCCACCAGCTCTTCGCCAGGATCTTCGTCATGAGGGTGAACATCCGGTAGTGCTCCGGACGTTTGGCGATATCCGACACGCGACTGCCGAGCTTGTCCCACTCGCGCGTGTCGATCTTGATCTGGACCGGCATCAGATCACCCGGCCCAGACCCGGCTTGCGAAACGCGTCGTACTCCAGCTCCTCGTTGCTGTCGTCCAGGATCAGGATGTCGCCTCCCCGGATCTGCCCCAGCAGCTTGTGGTACTCGCCGGAGAAATAGTTGACGACCGCGCTGATCTCGCCCACACCCTCGGGCTCCGGAACTCCGGGGACCACGATGTCGGTGTCATGCTGCCAGCTGCGCACGATGGTCAGCTCCGCAGACTTATATCGGGACAGTCGGTTGATCACCCGCGGCACGCTGTCCAGCGCTTCGATCTCGCTCCAGTCGACCCACTTGCTCAGGTCGTCGTAGACGATCTCCTTCGCGTCGTCGATGTTGCGCTGCAGCTGCGCGTTCGTGATGTCACTGTCCCGGAGCGCCGGGATGTCTCGCTTCAGCTCCTGCGTGCTACTTAGATCGGTCCACGCCATCAGTCACTCCCTTCCAAGGCTCGCTGGCCTCGGTGTCAGTTTGCTGGCGTATCTGCTCCAGTCTCTTCCTCCACGGCCCGGAGGTGCGCTCCGGCTCCCACTCTGGATCCTCGAAGAACGCCCGGTAGGCTTCCACGACCGCGTCCACGGTCTCCGGGCGGCTCAGGCCCCACCGCGTGTTCCCGATGATATCCCAGCCGTTTTTGAGATCTCCCAGGATGCGGTACTTCACGCTGGCCTTCGTCTTCCACTGGTCGGCCTCATGGTAGATGAAGTGCCACAGCTCTCTCGGTAAGTATACCAGATCCCCCAGGCGGAGTATACGCAAGAAGAACTCCCGGGTCTGCTTGCGCGGGAACCGGTCGTCCCACGGCCCGGCCTTGATCCAGTTCTCTCGCTTGAACAGCCACCCGCCCAGGCTCTCCTTGCCCTTGTAGTTCTCGAACGTCGATTTGCTGAAGTCGTAGATGTCGCGCACGCGATAGCGTTCGATCTTGTTCTCCAGGACGTAGTGCGTGGCGAAGTCGGTGTGCACGCCGTTGACGGTGTCCTCCCGACCGGCGATGAACTCCATGACCTCCTGGGCCCAGTTCGGCTCAAGGTAGCAGTCCGCGGCGTCGTTGTGGATCCACGCGCCCCGGCTTTTCTCGAAGCCCAGGTTGACCGCCTGGCTCACCGAGCGCAGGCCGCTCTCGCGCTCCCGGCGCACCGTCACGATGTCCTTGCCGTAGCCCTTCAGGATGTTCGGCGTGTTGTCAGTGGATCCGTCGTCGATGACGATCACCTCGATGTTCGGATAGGTCTGGTTCAGTGCGCTCTCGATCGACTGCCGCAGCAGGTCCTCTCGCTCGTTGTAGGTCGGGATCAGGATGCTGATCATGCCCTTGATAATTTCAGCCATCGGTGGCCTCCACCAGCTCCAGCGGCGGCCTCTGGCCCGGCTGCGGCTGGTTCATCAACGGCCCTCCCAGTTGCTCGAACAGGTCCTTGATCCGGGCGACCATGTTGTTCACACCGTAGTGCTCCTGGACCCATTTGCGGTATCGCTCGCTCTGGTACTTGCCGCTCAGTACCTTCTCCAGCTCCTCGAAGTCGTCCCAGATCAACTCGTGCGGCCACAGGTCCTTCGCGCCCCACCAGTTGTATATCAGCGGCTTGATGCCCTTCGCCATGCCCTCGGCCACGATGTAGCTGAACGCCTCCAGGTTGCTCGTGCTCAGCACGTATTTGCAGTCCTCGTAGAACCGGTCCATCGAGTCCTGCCGCGGCACGATCTCCCAGTTGCTCAGGCCCTGGATGTCGTGCATGAACGCGAAGTAGGAAATCGAATAGCTCCGCGGGACGTCCGTGCGGATCAGGAACTTGTACTCCGGGTGATGCTTGGCAAAGTAGCGGATCGTCATGGCCAGGCGCTCCACCCCCTTCTTCTCGGTGAACACGCCGACCCAGGCGATGCCGGTCTTCGTCGAGTTCTCGCGCTTGGCAAAGCTGAAGCCGTTCACGTCCACCGCGTTCGGGATCACCTCCAGGCGCAGGCTCGGCGGGATCGTGTTCGCGTACAGATCCAGGAACCGCTGCTTGACGTGCTTCGCCACGAACACCAGGGCGTCGATCGTCCGCCAGTTCATCTTCGCCATGACGTCCGGGTGATACAGCTCGTAGCTGTGCAGCCGGACCACGCGGATCTGACCGTTCGGCTTCGGCCAGTGGCTCATCTCCGCGGCGTTGTTGTGGCACCACTCCATGAACACGTAGTTCGCCCAGGCGGCGTACTCCACGTCGAAGTGCACGCCCTTCGCCACGTTCAGGTCCTGGGCGATCCGCTTCGCGAAGTCGTTCAGGAACGTGTAGCGCTGGGTGTCGTCGTAGAGGATCAGGTTCTTGCGGGTCGGGTCCATCTTGAGGTTCCGCTTCCACAGCTCCATCTTCTTGCCCAGCTCGCGATTGTCCTCGTCGCCCGCGGCCCCGAGGCTGATCGCTTTCTCGCCATTCTTCAGCGCCTCGAACCACTGGCCGACCTGGCTGTAGGTCGCGGCCAGTTTCATGTACGGCAGGTAGGAGTAGGCGGGCCCGTGCAGAAACATGCCATGAAGTGGCGGTTTCATATCTTTCGCGCAGAGGTACCAGTGCTCGGCGGCGTACCACTGCTTGTGCTCGAAGGCGATGTCGCCCATCAGCATGTAGAACTCCGGCCGCTCCCAGTCAAAGGCGAGCCCCTTGTACAGCCAGTCCTTCGTGGTCTTCCAGTCCTCGCGCTGGCTGTAGATCGAGGCGAGCTGGAGGCACGCCTGCGCCTTCTCGGCGTTCCAGGAGCTGATCTCCAGGTACTTGAGGTACCACTCGATGGCCTCATCGTGCATGTTCAGCTCGTTGTAGGTGTTGCCCAGATAGAAGTACGGGCGACTGACCTCCGGGTTCTCCTCGATGTCCTTCTTCAGCAGCTCGATGTTCATCTCCGCTCGCTGACTCTTGCGGACCTTCGCGTTCTCCGGAGTCCGCTGGTGGATGATCACCAGCTCGTTGACCGGCCGCTTCTTCGTGTCGTAGCCCTGCTCGGTGGCCAGCCAGTTGTGGACCCGGCCGGTGTAGCGGTGCTTCCCGTTGTTTTTGAACAGCCGCGGCTGGAGGAAGAAGATGTTCGGGATGATCTTCTCGATGTCGGTCACGTTCTCCGGGTTCATGTAGATCATCGCCGAGAAGATCTCGGTGTCCGCCAGGTCCCGTCCCGGCATGACCCGCTCCAGCAGGGCCACCAGTACCGGGCGGCTTTTCGGATGGAGCAGCTCGTGGCCGTCCATCAGCAGGACCCACTCCTTCGTGCACTTGTCCAGGACCTGGTTCCGCGCGGCGGCGAAGTTGTCATCCCAGGTGAAGCTGTCCACGACGTGTGCGTACTGCTTCGCGATGTCCATCGTCCGGTCCGTGGACGTGTCGTCCACCAGAACCACGACCTCGTCTACCAGGTCCGCCACGGACTGGAGCGTGGTCTCCAGGGTGGCCTCTTCGTTCTTTACGAACAGTCCCAGGCTTACCTCAGCCCGGGGCTTCTTCTGCTGCTCTCTCGGCATGTTTTCCTCTCCTCAAATAAAAATAAACGCAGGGACGCGTGGCCCCTGCGTTGTATTTCGTGTCGCTTTTTTCCAGCGCCCGCTTTAGGTGTTCGCACCCACGCTCGATGCCGAGTACACCTTGAACAGTGCCTCCGGCCTCAGTTCCCCGAACCCGAACAGGCCGTACCAGTACACGTTCATCAGTCTCTGAAGGGCGTCGAACGGTCCGCTCATGCCCATCATGGGAGCCTGGCCCTCGGCGTATGCGATGCACTGGAAGCCGAGGAAGTACGAGGTGTACAGGTCTACGGTGCCGCTCGCTCCGTCGGAGGTCAACGCGGCGTTGCTGGTCTCTACGAACCGGAAGCCCTCGAACTCGCCGATCTCTCCGTTGTAGATCTCGGTCGGGTCGACGTACTCCTTCGGAGTGCGCCAGGCACCGGATCCGGTCTCTGCGCGGAGGTCATGGACGGTGTCCGGATGGACGATGGCTACGTAGAACCGGCCGTCAGGTTTAGGTACGTTGTTCCGAGCCAGCCTGTTGCGCGCGAACCGGACGTCGGCCGCCGTCAGGAGTGATCCTGGCGAGGTTGTGATGTCCGTGGCGCTTGTCCCGGTGGCGTACTTGATGTACGCGCTGCCGGTCTGGGCGTCGTAGGCGGCCCGGGCGATCAGGTCGACTGAGGTTCCCATGTTATCGCCGACCACCCGTCCTACGGACAGGTCGATGTCAGCGAAGCTCAGGAGCCTGATCTTCTGCGTGGTGGTCACCAGCTTGCCGTACTCCGCGAGGGAGACGGATTTCTGGGTCTTGCCCATCGTCTCGGCAGTGGGATCGCTTGTCTCGGCGAGGGCTCCGGTTGCCGCGGTCAGGTTGTTGAAGATCGTGAAGGTCACGGTATCTCCAGGCATCGGATCTCGCTCGCGAATTGTCCACCGCTTCGACTGCGCGAACTGGGCGAAGAACAGCTGGGGCTGGAAGGCGAACTCGACCGCTCTACTGTAGGCGGTCTGCACCAGGCCCGTGAGGCTTGTGGTGCTCGTGACTGCGAACCAGTTTAGCGGGATTTTGTAGAACCTTTTCATGTTGTCCGTCCTCCAAGAAAGTTTTGTGGTTGTCAATTTCTGCTGACTTTCTCGGCGACGTTATCTGACGCCCTGTTGCCGGAAATCGGCGAGCAGCGCTTCGAGTTCTGCTTCATTCTTGCACTCGTCGATGAGCTGCTCGATGCGTCTCGCATCTGGCCGTCCGGCCGGTCCTTCTGGCGGTGTGTCGTCTCCGCCCACTTTCGTTTTTGACTTTCCAGAGTCGGTGTCATCGCCGCTGGAGCCAGGAGCAGCTTTCTTGACGACCGTCTGCTGGAACTTCTGTATCCACTTGACCTGGTCTCGAATGTCCCCTTGCGGGATCAGGTTGTGGTACTCGACAGGGAGTTCCTCCTTCAGCTCATCGAGCCGTGTCTCGAAGAACTCCCGGGTCTTCGCTACGTCCTTTTTCAGTATATCATATTTAGGCTCTAATTCGTCAAGAGCCTTTTTGAACTCCTCCTTGTCCTTCATCTCCTTCAGCCGGGCCGCTTCGTCCCGCTCGGAGATCTCCCGCAGTTTTTGCTTTTTCTCCATGATCTCATGGAGTCGCTTGCGGGCCAGGTCGGAGAGCTTGTCGTTGCTGTCAGCCAGGACCTTCATCGCCTTCGTCGTGCGCTTCAGCAGCGCCTTGATCGCCTCCGGGTCGTCGGAGTCGGCCCCTTCCTCCAGCTCGCTGAGCGTGCTCAGGGCCTGCTCGACCTCCTCGTCCACGATGCGCTTTTTCTCTTCGTCGTCCTGTTGTTCTTCTTTTTCTTCTTCGGCAGGTGTAGTCTCTTCGGAGCCTGGCTCTGGCTCGGTCTCTGCATCCGAAAACCACCACAGCGGCAGCCCACGGATCCTCTTAAATAGTCCCATCTGTAAACCTCCCAGTTTACTATTCTGTTTATATTCTAAAGTATTTTTCGATCCCCGTCTACAGCAGTTTCAGCTCCTTCTGCAGTTCCGCGTAGCGCTCCAGGACCCGCTCCTGGACGTCCTCCGGCCAGCGGAACCGCAGCGGCCAGTCGTACCAGGTCCCGTACTCCGGATGCACGAACCGGCGGACCGGCATGACCGGCCGGGCCGGATCCCCGGAGTAAACCATGCCCGGCTCCGGGCAGTCCTTGACCACACTCCCGGCGGTGACGAAACACAGCTCCGCGACCACGGCCCCCGGCATGACCAGGGCGTTCGAGGCGATGCAGCTGAACAGGCCGATCTGCGGCTTCAGCTCCGTGGGCGAGGGAGGCAGCGGATCGTTTGTCATCTGGACGTTCGCGAACAGCTGCACATAGTCGCACAGCGTCGCCCCCGGGGTGATCTGGCAGCAGGTCTGCGTCTTCACGTAGTCCCCGATCCAGCCGCGGCCCTCGACGCTGGAGAGTCCTCCCAGTTGAAATCCCTCTCCGATGCGCATGCCGCTGCGTATAGTGCAGTGGCTGCCCGTCGAGAGCCGCCGCCCGATCACGCTGCCGCCCTGGATCACCGAGTGGCTGCGGATGAGCGAGTCCTCGCCGATGCACAGCGGCCGCTCGCTCCCGCCAGGGGAGCCGAGCACGCAGTGGCTGTCGATCACCACGCCCTTCTCGATGATCACGTCCGGGTGGATGATCGTGAACGCGCCGATCACCACGTCGCCTGCGATCGTGCAGCTTTCGTGCACGCGTAGATCCGCGCCCCAGTAGTAGCCCGCCTCTTTGGCCTCTGCGGAGTTCATGTCTTGACCCCGAACCTCTCCAGCAGCTCCCTCGGCGTCTTGATCGCTTTGATGATCCCGGGGACCTCCTCGACCGGGATCTCCTGCCCGTCCAGGAACTCATCCACCAGGATCGACAGCATCATCATCTTCGCCATCGAGTCGTATCCGATCAGGCCGGGCAGGTCCGTGTCCAGACCGATCGTCTCCTGCATGTCCGTGCTCAACGCTCCGAGGAACTTCTCTATCCTCTCGTCCATAGTTATACCTCCAAAATTGTCGCGGCCCAGGAGTATCCCACCCCGAAGCCGCACAGCAGCACCTTGTCCCCCACCGAAACGACCCTCCGTTCCATGCAGTCCCGCAGGGCCAGGGGGATCGAGGAGGAGACCGTGTTCCCTGTGTAGCGGATGTCGTTGTAGAACTTCTCCTGCGGGATCTTCAGCGTGCGCCGCAGGTGGTCCAGCATGTAGTGGTTCGCCTGGTGGAAAATGAAATAATCGACCGCATCGAGTTCGAGATTGTACCGAGAAACGACCTCACGGACGGCCTTCGGGACCTCCTGGATTGTAAAAGCGAAAATCTCCGCACCGTTCATGGTCAGGGTCCCGTAGCGCGGGACGATCAGGTTCTCCGCACCGCGGCCGTCGGTGCCGAACACGAACGACGGGTGCGGCAGGCTGTAGCTGACCAGTGTGGCCGTGGCCCCGTCTCCGAAGATCATGCGGTTCCCGGCGTCCTCCTTCGCAATATGCTGGGTGTACGCTTCGCTGGTCACCAGCAGGACCTGGTTCGCCTGGTTGCTGAACAGCAGCCCATTCGCCAGGCTCAGGCCGTACACGTAGCCGGAGCAGCCGAGGTTGATGTCGAGGGCCCCGATGTCGGTCCGCAGGCCCAGGCGCTCCTGCAGGATGCAGGCCAGGTTCGGCAGGTGGTACTCCGAGGACTGGGTGCACAGGATGACATAGTCAATTAGTGACAGGTCGTGACGATCTACTACCTGCTGCGCAGCCTTCAGCGCCATGAACAGAATCGACTCGCCATCCGCCACGTGCCGCCGGGTCACCCCGATCTTCGAGGCGGCCCGCTTGACGTTATACTCGGGGACCTCCTCCTGCAGCATCTCGTTCGTGAGCACCTGCTCGGGCAGGTGGTATCCGATATCGACAAGTCTCATGGCCTCACCCCCTCGTGGCCAGATGTACGATCCGCTCCACGCCCTCTTCGATGCTCAGCTTCTCCGTGTCCACGACCCAGTCCGGGTTCACCGGCACCTCATACGGGTCGTCGTAGCCGGTGAAATGCTTGATCTCCCCGGCCTTGGCCTTCGCCCACATCCCCTTGACGTCACGCTTGGCACAGGTCGCCGCCTCGGCTCTGACGTAGACCTCGTAGAACGGGACCCGCTCCTGGCCCGCGGTGAACCGGGCGGATCCGCGAAACTGCCGGTACGGTGAGACGAACGCGCACAGGACCACGATGCCCATCGTCGCCAGCTTCGTGGCCACCTCCGCGGCGTTGTGGATGTTCTTGCCGCGGTCGGTCTTGCCGAACCCCATCCGGTCCTTCATGTACACGTGGCGGAACTCGTCCCCGTCCAGGGTCTCCACCATGACCCCGTCCCGGCGCAGGCGCTCGGCGGCCCCGCGCAGCAGGGTCGTCTTGCCCGCACAGGGCAGCCCGGTCATCCAGATGATCCGGCCCCGGCCGCCGTTGAACTTCACCAGGGCGTTCTCGCGGATCTCGGTGCCGCTGATCCGCTGGATCTCCTCCGGTGCCTCCACCAGGGCGTACCCGACGCCGCGGCCCACGACGACCTGGTCGATGTCTGGCAGGTCAATAATTCGTAGCGACCCGGATCCAATTTCCTCGCTGAACTCCTCCTCGATCAGGGCCCGCCGCAGCTCCATGCTGAATGGGTTCTTCACGCTCACCGGCGTGTCCCGGATCGCCACGCAGACCTTGTGCCCGTTGTTGAGGAACGACCGCATGATGTAGACGTGGCCCTCGTGCAGCGGCATCCACCGCCCGATGAACAGCTTGTAACTCACTCCGGCCGTTCCTTTTTCGTCGGACGCTTCTCCGCATCCCGCAGCGCCAGCTGTTGCGCCGCCCTCCGCGCCGCCGGGTTCCCGCACGGGTAGCGGTGCTTTTCTCCTCGTTTGCCCCAGCGGGCGAAACAGCCTCGGGTATCCTTGCCAGTTTCAATCGCCATTCACTTCCCCTTCCAGCCCGAGGCCCTGACGGCCTGGCCCTGTTTGGCGGCCTTCTTTTTGGCCCGCTCCCGGGCCCGCACATCGCCGCACCTGTAGTGGTATCTCTTGCCGCTCCCGCCCCACTGGGCGAAGCAGCCTTTCGAGTCCTTCCCAGTTTTGACTGGCATCAGCGCCTCCGCTTTTTCTTCTTCTTTTTACACTTCTTTTTTGCCATCAGCTTGTCACCTTCTTCTTCCGGCCGATCCGGTGGCCTTTCTTCTTCTGCCACTGAGCCAGGGCCCAGGGATTAATCCCACGTTTGCCCTTCAGCCGTTTGATTTGTCGCTCTACGGTCTTCGGCCGTTTTACTTTACGGCGTTTTCTTTTTCCCGCCATTCACGTGCCCCTTCGATCGAGCCGCGGTCTTCCAGGCGTCTGGGACCTTGACGTGCCTGGAGAATGTTCGGCGGCTGACCTTGCGTCCTTTTAGTCTGAAGCCGTCCCGCTCGCCGTTGATCCAGCGCTGCTTGTTCGAGCTGACCGTGCGGTCCAGCGCCTTCAGCGACTTCATCCGGCCCCCGGATTTGGGCGGCCTTGACCTGCGTTTCGCTTGCTCTCCCAGCTTCACTCTATCCTCCATTTTTCCAGATATGGGCTGACTTTGGCAATCCTCTCTCGGCTGATCACATCGCCGAGCGCGGCCAGGATCCGGTCCACCTGCTCCTCGCTCAGCACAGGATCCTCCGGCTTGCCCTCGTTTCTGCGGCCCGGGCGGACCGGCTTCTTGTCCCAGGTCTCCGCCAGGTAGGTCTGCCAGGCCCGGACATTCTCCTCGGCCCGGGGGACGATCTGCGTCAGGTAGGCAAAGAACTGGCTGCAGGCGGTCGGGTCCCCGAACAGGTCGAAGTAGACGCTCAGGTTGTGCACCGGGTTGTAGCCCTTGCTTTTCCGCTTCGCCCGCTCCTGGACGATCCGGTGGTCCTGCGTCCAGTAGTTCTCGCTCTCGGCCCTCAGCCAGGCCAGCGCCTGGTCGAACTTCCCCGGCCGCAGGATCTCGCGGTCCAGGAACGGCCAGCTCGCCATGATGTCCACCGGATGGCGGACCGTGCGCACGAAAATGATCGGCATGTGGCGGTACAGCAGCGACAGGTCCACCAGGCCGTGGTCACTCTGCATCGGGTGCAGGGCGCAGCCCTCGGCGAGCTTTGCATAGCAGATGTCCTCTGTACACCGGCTGAACATCCGCTCCATCAGGGTGGTCCCGCTCCGCGGCGCACCGAAACTGATCAGCACCAGCTTGCTCGGCATCAGATCAACGCTCCCTTCGGCAGCCGCGGCGGCTTCATCTTCTTCCCCGAGTCCAGCGCCCGCTGGATCCCCTCAGCGGCGACCTCCATCTCCAGGTTGAAGATCGGCGGGCTCTCCCTGAACTTTTCCATGTAGGCGTCAACCAGATCCATCAACTGCTTCCTCGTCATTATTGCACCTTCCCCAGATACTGGAAAAATGTGTCATAGGTGTCTGGCCACTGGTCCTTGATCATCTTCAGCATCTTCGTCTTCTTGCGCGCATGCAGGGTGAACAGGTTCGCCACCGTCTCCGAGACACGGTGGGAGGTGTCCTGGAAGTAGCGGCGGCCGTGCCCCATCCCAACATCCCCAGCGGAGACGGCCTCGAAGGTGTCCGCGACGTACATGCCGAACGGATCCTTCCGGTACAGCTCCATCAGCTCCTTGTTCTTCGCCCTGATCGCCTCCCACCGGATGTTCCCCGCCTGCGCGGATCCAGACGGCACACCCGGATGTAGGGCTTTCAACTGCTTCTCGTATCGGACATGGTCCCGCTGTATCGCCGCAGTGATGTCCCGCTGGAACTGGGTGCCCCATTTCGGGTTCGCGCGCAGCGTCTCGAAATCAAACTTGTGCCCCAGCTCATGGAGCATCGTGCTATCCTTTTTCAGTGTATCCCAATTTCGCCGTCTGTCAAAGTACAGGCCCCCGGCCTTCGGATGCGTCCCGGGCTGCATGTAGTAGCAGGTCCCGGAGACCCGGCCGACCTTGTCTACCGTCGGCATCGCCAGGACGGCCCCCTGGATGTCCTTCGGCACATCCGGGTTGTCCAGCAGGTCCAGGTAGGCGTCGTTTGCCCCGCGGCTGGTACTCTTGAACTTGTCGGTCATGACGTACGGGGACTGCCCCTTCTCCGGGAGCTGGGTGGTGGTCTCTGGCTTCACCTTCTTCATCCCGCGCGCCGCGATCCGGGCGATCTGGCCCCGGGGGATCACGATCATGTTGCCCTGCGCCTTCAACTGGGCCCGGGTCTCCGGCGTGATCCGGTCACGGCCCCAGACCTCCTGCTCCTCGCCTCCGGCGATGATGAACGGACTGGTGGTATGTACGCAGCGGGGATGGAACAGGTGGATCGACCGGGCCTCGGCGATGGTCTGGTAGCCGGGCGTCTGGCCGTCGATGGAGAGGATCCTCCCCTCCCAGGTGCGGCACATGTCCCCGGATCCACCGATCGATACGATCACCAGGTCGAACCCGGCCCCGGCCATCTCGTGGTGTAGGCCCTCCTCCTGGAGCGCCCGGCTCTGGGTGCGCGCCTGGGTCTCGCTCCAGGACTCCGGATCGTAGAACCGCGTCTTCCCGTCCCGGCACAGGATCGGCATCCGGCCGTACTGGTTCACCCGCGGCCCGATGATCTGCTGGATCTGGTTCTTGATCTCCGGGATGCTCATCGCGTTCAGGTTCGAGCGCATGGCGAACTCCATGACCTCCGGCGTGGAGGTGAGCTGCTCCAGGTAGCGGGCGTTGAAGTTGCGCATGTTGCGGGCGGAGGAGAAGATGTCGCGGTTGATCCCGTTGACGTAGAACTCCGGGTCCTTCACTGGATCCTCCTGTCGTTGACGTACAGGGTGACGTCCGCCGTCTCAGCGGCCACGTCCTGGATCCCCTTCAGGATGAACGCCGAGGCTCCCCGGATGAACTCCTCGCCGTTGCTGTGGATGACCTGGAGGCTGAGCTTTCCGGGCTCCGGGGCCTCTCCGATAATCTCCACGGCCTCGAAGCGGTCGATGACGGCTGCGTAGGTGCGAACAAGAGCAGACAGGGCGGCACAGGCGGCTGGATCGGTGTGACCGTCAACCTCCACTGCGCAGACCAGCCCCTCATGAAGTTCAACTCGAACCCTTACCACGTTTCAGCTCCTTTTTGGCCTTTGCCTCCAGGCGCTCGCGTTCTTCTTCCTCGTCAGAGATGAACGGACCGATGTACCGCAGCGCCCGCAGCTCGCCCCGGGCGTAGGCGTACATCTGCAGCGTGTTGTAGAACCGCTTCAGCCGTTTGTGGAACTGCGTGTCCAGATCGTTCAGGTAGGCCAGCAGCGTCTCGCGCTTGTCCGGATCCACCAGGGCGTTCAGGTTCTTGTACAGTGCCTTGTCCATCTCTCGCTTCAGCCGGGCGCTCTCCTTGATCGGATCGATGCCCGTGGCCCGGCGGACCCGCTTGTAGGCCGTGTTGATGAACCGGTTCGTGCGCTTTTTCGTGCCCGGATCGACGCTACTTTTCAGCGGGGCCAGGGCCTCCTGGTCGAGCCCGGTCTCTGCCGGAGTGGGGGTGAACTCTTCGGCCATTCACCTATTCCATGCCGCGGAGGAAATCCTGCGCGCGTCGCTGCTCGTCCTCTGCGGCCAGGGACCGCTCGGCTGCCAGCCTGACGGCCTCCTGCTCCACGTCGATCTCGTCGAAGTACTTCTCCACGATGTCCAGCGCCGTGGCCTTCGTCAGCACGCCGCCGATCACCAGCTTCGTGACCTGCTCGATGATATCCCGGACGTCAGTGGGCAGCGCGCTCTGGACCTCGATGTTCGGCTCGTAGATCTCATCCTCCCAGTCGGTGCGCGGCGCGGTCTCGATCTGCGGCGGGTTGTCCTCGGTGGCCTCTCCCCAGACGGCGCGCAGTTTCTGGCCGATCCGGATCATGTCGACGATCGCCTGGTTCATGTACGCCTCTTTCCTGGTCTTCATCGCCAGCGATCGGATCAGCTTGTACATCAGGGCCCGGCCGCTCTCGATGCCGCCCTCGTCCTTGCCCAGCAGCGCCGGGGAGATCTCGGTGTTCATGCAGATCGCCTCGTACAGGCGCTTGATCTCATCCTGGGACTCCTGCAGGTGGCTGTCCCAGACCAGATATCCGGGCGGGGTGCCCTGGGCGTCGACCGGGAAGTACCGGCTCCCGCCGCCGCTCATCGTCAGGTTGCCGTACTCATCGAGGAAGCTCGCGTCCCCGTACATCGACGGGTCGGCGTGCTTGTCCAGCACGTCGTTCAGCTGGGTCTCCCGGTTGTTCATGGCGTTCTGCAGGCTCTCGATCATCCCGGTGTCCGAGACGCCGTACACGTCGAACATGCGGTAGTTCGGCCAGTGGATCAGCAGCGGCTCATCCACGCCGGTGTACTCCACGATGACCATGATCCTCCGGGGATCCTCGCTCTCGCGGTTGCGCTCCGGATCCCACGGATCGAACTCCAGGAACGTCTGCATGTGCGGGGACCGCAGCGCACGCTCCACCTCGATCATGTTCTCCGGGTAGCTGCCATAGGCCACCGGCTTCCAGCTCCGGCCCTCCCGCACGTACAGCTCCTTCATGATGAACCCCGGGTAGTGGGTCTTCTTCTGCGCGTACTCGGTCTTGCGCCTGCGGGCGAACAGCCGGACCTCACGCTCGGCCTGCGGGAGGGGATCCTCCTCGAACTCCCAGGCGATCTCGTAGTAGTTGACCTCGAAGCCCTGGTGATCGATGTCGACCCAGTACGGGTTGATGTAGCGGAACTTGACCAGCCCGTCCTCCATGTACGCCTCGTAGAACTGGTCCCCGAGGGAGCTGTTGCGGATGGCCGCCTCGTACATCGCGGTCAGGTACTTGTTGCGGGTGATCAGCTGCTCCAGCCACTGGTCCAGCTCCTCGGCAACGCCGTCCTCCTCTTTCCACTTGACGGACAGCCGCTTGCCCAGCAGCAGGTCGGCGCTGGCCTTGTTGATCAGCTGCGCCTTGTTGTCGACGATGAACTCCTTCGTGGCCCATTCCTCGACCGTGTACAGCGCGCCGGTAACCGGGTCCCGCTTGACCGACTGGCCCAGCGGTCGCTCATAGTACGCCCTGCCGAACGGATCCTCGTTGATCACGTACAGCTGGTGGACCGTGGTCTCCTCCGCGATGGAGAAGCCCCTGGCGGTCATCTGCTTGTAGCGGGCGTAGTTCTTTTTTCGGATCTCTTGCTCTGGATTGCGGAAATACATCCGAGGCTCCTGGGTGTAGTGTTACGTCTCTGTACTATTTCTTCTTCCCGGTCTGGAGCTTCGTCAGCAGTGGGGTATCTCCTTGCACGTGGTCGCCAAGATCGAAACGCATCCCGCCCGAGCGGACGGTCTTCGCTCCTTTTGGTCTCCGGCGCAGTAGCGCCGCGGCCTGCGCTGGGTCCTCGCAGTTCATGAACTGCTCCTCCCAGTGTCGGGCCCTTTCTTCTTCAGTCACATATCCCTCCCGATCTTCATCGGCTTGCCCCTCACCGAGACGGCTCTCGCGCGCGGTTTCTGCTTCGCCACCGTTCGGAGCGCCCGGGCCCGCTCGTTCTCTGCGTCTGCCAGGCGCTGTGCGGCTCTCACGGCCGCCGCCATGCGTGCACCGTCTGATTTGATCGTCTCGGCTTCGGCCAGGGTGCGTGCGTCGCTCTCAGCCTGCCACTGTGCCTCACTCATCGGATCGGCCACCCGTGTCCTCCTCCTGCTCGTCGCGATCTCTCGCGCCCGCCTGGCTCACTACTCCGGAGCGCTTGAAAACATTCCGCAGCGGGGAGCTGGCTTTACTGCCGATCCCCCGGATCCCTTGTGTCGTGATCGAGCGCTGCGTCCCGTCGTTGAGATCGGCGCTCCCGGCGAACTTCCCCGATTTGACGGATTTTTTCGAGGAGGTGGGCGAGCGCCTTTCGCTGAACCTTCCCACGCCTTTCATGTTCGGACCTCCTGTCCTTTACATTTTTTACCATATCCAGGTAGTTGTCAAGTTGATCCAGCAT